GCTCCTGCAGCTCCTCGATCTTGTTGGCCGGCATAAAGAACTTTGCAAAGGTGTACAGCTTCCCGGCCTTTTCGATGACCACGCAGCAGGCCGTCAAGTCGGTGGTCTGCGACAGGTCGATGCCGCTGACACAATAGCAGCCGCGGAAGTCCTCCAGGCTGTAGTGCTCCCGCGTCACCGCGTCCACCACGTCGTAGGGTATCCACGCCTGCGTGCTGCTCTGTTTGATGTTGCAATACTTCGTGAGGAACTCGGCCCGCTTGCTGAGGCTGTTCCGCGCGATCGCGATCTCCTCCAGGAAGAAGTCCGGGGAAACGCTCACGCCCATGTTCGGGTTCTCCTTCTTCAGCTCCTCCAGGTCGTCCCACTTGGTCACGTCGTCGATCATGTAAATGATCGGCAGCAGGCGCCGCTCCTCGCTGTTGCCCAGGAGGAAGGCGGTCGCTCGTGCCATGAGCTCGTCGAAGATGCCGTCGTTCACGTAGCCCGCAGTGCTGATAGACAGGATCATCGGCTGCTTCCGGGCTCCGAGCGCGGACTTCATGACCTCGTACTGCTTGAGACCTTGCTCGGCGGGCCAGCTCGCGATCTCGTCGCAGATCGTGAGGTGCGGGTTGAAGCCGTCCGATTTCTTCGCGTTGAACGCGAGGGCCTTTATGCTTGTATTTGTCAGCTCCAGGTATACGTCGGACCGGCGCTTCTGGGCCAGGGCGCTGAGCTCCGGCTCCTTGGCCACCATTTTGTAAAAGTTCTCGTAGACGATCGCCGCCTGGTCCAGCTTAGGCGCCAGGCAGTAAACCTTCGCGCCGTACTCGCCGTCGAGGTAGGTCACGTATGCGATAATTGCCGAGGCGAACAAGCTCTTGCCGTTCTTTCGGCCCATCACCATGAACACCTCGCGGAAGATCCGCAGGCCGTCCTCGTCCACGATGCCGAACATGAGGCAGATCGTCGCCTTCTGCCACAGCTCCAGGGTGATCAGGTCGTCCCGGCCTTCGCAGTGATGGCAGAAGGTCTCGATGAACTCGATCGCCCGGTCGGCTTTTTCATTATCGAAATAAAAAAGACCATCACGGAGCCCCGCGGTGATCTTGTCGTACAGGAGCCTGATCCACCGGCCGACCGTGACCTCTCCGGTCTGCATCTGGTGGTGATACTCCTGTATGTAGTTTGCGTATGGTGTCATTTTCTGCCCATCATCTCCGCCAGGCGGCTGCTTTTCTGCGACGCCGGAACGAGATCCAGCAGCTGCTTGATGATCGCGTTCAGGTTCTTGGTCAGGCTGATGTGGCAGTCAGCTGCGGCGGATTTTTTCCAGCCGCTCTGGTTCTCGCCGTTCTGGTAGTATTCCGTCCAGCCGATCTCGTTCAGCTGCTCCTCCAGGTCCTGCAGGCTGATGGTGATAAAAGCCGCGCGGTCGATGAGGGCCTGGCAGGTGCTCAGCTTGTTCGGTTCCAGGTCCTTGAAGATTTCAGCTAATCGCTCTTTTTCCTTCTTGATCCGCGTTTCTTTCTTAGGTTTCGCCATATACCTCACCCCTCTCGCTTCTTTTTCAGGATTTTTTTAAACCCCGCCCTTCGGTCCCCTGGGCCTCACAAAAATAGATTTTTATGGGGGGAGTTTTTTATTCTGGCCAGGCGTGGTCCGCATTGTTAAGAGGCGCTCCTGGCTCTGTTAATAGCTTGTGTTCTTCCGAATGATCTCGCCGTCCGGTCCATATAATACACGACCGGGAACCGCGATCCTTGGGTCCCGCTCTTGGTTGTGACAGGTCTGGCATTCGTACATGAACAGCCTCGGGTTCAGGCTGATCTCCGGGTCGTTGCAGTTCTCGTCGTCCAGCCATATCTTGTGGTGCACGATCCTCCCCAGCTCCTCGCCGCATACCTCACACAGCCCACCGTCCAGGGCCAGTCTATAATCTATGTAGGCCTGCCTAGCCCTGCGCCATGCCCTGCTCTTGTAAAATTCTTTTTGAGTCATTGCTGCCCACCTTTAAATACAACCTTTGCCAGCGTCTTAGTTTCACCGCTGGCCGGAAATATCATGAAAAAACAGAAGACACCGGGCAATCGCTCCGATGTCTCTTCTGGGAAATCCCATTATACTCATTATAACAGGTAGGTCGCCGTTTCAGTGGTCCAAATGAATTATTTTTTCATTTTATCCAAATTACTGAAAAACAGTCTGCGGAATCCATAGAAATCTCTCCGGCACACCGGCACCGGTCCAAGGTATTCGTAGGGCAGATTTTCGCTTACGTTCTTGATGATATATTTCTTTAACACCTTGCTGGTCTGTTCTGCTGCCTTTTCGATAATCTCAACATCATGCTGAAGTTCTGCGTTTCTAAGCCCTGCTGCCGCTGTTGGATTCCCCATCGTTGATCCGCGTGGCATCCCATCATTTACCACCGCATTCAATCCATATTTGATCTGCTGCTTCTTTTCGTTGTACTGTAGGCAAAAATGGAATAACTCTAAATAACGATGCTGGGATATGTTGTAATCCTCCCACGTCATATCTCTGATTCGCTTTCCCATCGGCATCACCTCCCGTTACTGCTGCCATTTAAAATCCACACTATCTGTGTGGGTACCCTCACTTTTCCGCGCTCAATTTTCCGCTCATCAAATCCGGAAGCATCGCATCCCTCAGCTCGGCTAAGTATCTATTTTCCTGTGCGTTGAGATAAATGAGATGTTGCTTATACATCTGCAAAATGCTCAAAAATATTGTCGATAATTCATCCTTGCTGTTGTTCTCGAATTTTATCTCGCCCTTATTCTTGGTCAGTGATATGTAATCATCGACCAGTATCTCGCATCCCAGCAACTTGCCAACACCATCATTCATCGCTTTAGCGTTCTCTCGCGCTTGCTTTTGCATCATCCCAAATTCGTATAGCCCTAGACTCTTTGCAATCGTCTCATTGACCGTCAGTTTAAGCAGATTCTTGTCTGCTATCGTCCTGTTCAAATCAGCCACTATATCAGCATATGGTCTGTGCGTGATCTCCCTCTCTGCAAATGCCAAATACCTCGCCGGTGTCAACATATAGTCATTTTGTGCCACCGTCTGATAGGATACTGTTCTCGAGAACTCCTTGACGTCTTGCCGGTCCTTAATGGCTGTAATCGCTTTTTTCATGTCCTCATCAGAAAAAACTTTTACCTCTTTCACGTACGTTCTGTTCGTATGTGACTTCCCGCCAAACTGACCATTCTGCTCTCTCTGCTCAACAGTATACTGCTGCCTCATATCCACGAACGCAATATCTGTCGTTTTCTTCGATTTATTGAAAACAATAATGCAGGTTGGAATGCTTGTTGCCTCAAACATTTTATCTGGGCAGGTTATTACAGCCTCGATCAGATTTTTATCGACAAGGTGCTTTCTTATTGTCTTTTCCTGCGCATTTTCCGTCGTCAGAACGCCGCAGGGCAAGAGAAATACCGCCTTATCATCAATCAATGACAGAGCCGTCAAGATAAAAGCATAATTTGCGTTACTCTCCGGTGGCAATTCGTAATCATAGAACCTTTTTTGAATCTGCGCGAAAGGTGGTAGTCGCCATTTCATGTTATAAGGTGGATTAGATATCAATGCTGTTCCCATTTGTCATCTCCTCGAATATTCCGTATTTTTCACCTTTTCGGATGCGGTATGATTTGAATATCTCCATCTGGAGCACATCAGCATAATGAATCGCGCACGATATGTTTCTCACTGCCATATTGAATAACAGATACGGTATCACATTTTCGTCGAACTCATACAACACAAACTCCAAATCATGATTGAGGTTCCACTTCTGGATTGTCAAAGCACCACTCCCCGCACACATATCGATTACGGTTTTACTTTCCCCGGCCAGTTTACCCATAAAAGTGGCAAGGGATTTCGGTGTATAGTCCTGCATCTTCTCTTTTCTATCGGCCTGATAGTATTGATATATCTTCTGTAGCCAGTCTACAGATAAATCACCCTCTACCAACATCGTAAATCGATGATAAGAATTGCGGTCGTTACCCTTCACAGTTTCAAATAATTTGCCCGAAAGTTCGTCCGTGTTCTGGACATTAAATAGCTCTAACGTTTTTTCGGTCAGATATTTCAATTCCACTTGCAATTACCTCCTTACCCTCACTTTTTCCACCAAAAATCCACACTGATCGTTGGGATTCCACACTATTTGTGTGGGTTTATTCTCCTGCACGTTTGCCGTACCGTTTATGTAGATTCCTCCACTGTTCCCATTCCGGCCAGTGCCTTTTCTTGTGCCAATTAGGATCCTCTTCGTATGCTTTGGTTTCTATGTGCCGTTGGATTGTGCTATACGTAAACCCTGTTGCTTTTGCGATATCCTTTAGAATCATTCCCTGAGCCCGGAGTTGTTGTATTTTTCTCACGTCCTCTGGGGTGAGTGTTTTACTCATTCTGACCACCTGCTTTCATCTTTGCTCCGCAGTTGGGGCAGTGGTTTTCTTGACTCATATCCACTCCCCACGAATATTCTACTTTGCAATGTGTACATCTAAAAACAAGGTCTCTTGGGTCATCTCCAACATCTTCCCACTCCCCATGCACCACAGGCTCTGCTTCGATGGAGGGCAAAGCGTACATCATCTCAATCCCTTCTTCAATCTCGGTCATTGTTTCAAGGACACCAATAGCTTCTTCTCTGCTGATTAAATCACTCATCCACTCCACCGCCTTTCATCTCTGCCAACTTCCGCTCAACAACTCTGGTTTGTCATGTATATTGCCAATGACCATAAGCTCGTGTCCGTACATATGGTCAAAATCAGTCATCCATCCGTCAAAGCAAATAGCAAAAAGTGATGTATCATCATCCCATTGAATAACACCGTTTATATCTTCGGCTTCATAGTAAACTATATCACCATCAAACATATTATCTCCGCAACAATCCGTCTGCCCTGCGAACTCTCCTACACTCTCGGGGTCAACCTTGTAAAAAGTGCCTTTCTCAAAGCTCAAAATGTTACCATCAGCATCGTGTACACACGTGCAAGCATCATGTGCGCTTGGAATATAAAACAGTTCTTCTCCGTTCTCCGGATTAAACCGAATGATACTGCCGCTCAATACCCACTCGCCATTATCTAACCGCTTTCCTCTGAATATCCTCTTTCTCATATATCCTCTTCCTTTCTTACCCACTCTGGATTATCGTGGATGTTGCCAATAACCTCATCTTCTGTAATGCACATCTCGAAGTCTTTGTATTTTTTATCACAAGCATAGAAGTTTTCGCCCTGTCGCTCTCCATAAATATAATCAATCGGCTCGATAAAGAAGAAGCATCCGTTTTCAAATATAACCAACTGTTTAATCCCCAAATGGTTCTTCACGACATCTCCCTCAAAAATATTCGTGCCATTCTTGTCGGTCAAGCCTGTGAACTGCCCAACTGTTTCGGGATCAACATCAAAAGTGATCCGCACAACATTTGTACCCATACAAATCTGGGTGGGTTTGTTGGGTAAATCGGGTATAAACAAATTACCCTCTACCCACTCACCGTTATCTTTGCGCTTTCCTCTGAACAATATCTCTCTCATATATCCCCTTCCTTTCTGCGCAGCGACCGTTCCACCTCAGAACTTACACGACCAAGGGGTATCCGCCCACTTAAGTTTCGCCACTCTT